TTACTACCAGCGTGGAGTATGATGATGAGTGAGACACCAGACGAAAGATTAATCAGGGCGGCAGTAGATGAAATGCGAGACTGCTTTGAACAGTATTCTATGTCTAACATACATCACCTGCTAGAAGAACTGCTAGAAGATGGTGTAGACAGCAGACGTGTGCTTGCAGACTTTGTGCGGCAGGGGTTGTATCCAGATGACTAAGCACAGTGTGTAGCAATGAGATAAATCGTAAGGAGAAAAACGATGAGTAAGAAAAAGACAACGGCACTTGAACTGCCACCAGAACAGGCAATGGCATTGATGGTTATGCTTGACAGTGAGATAGAAACTATCTTCACATATGGAGACATTGACCCTATTGCAGATTGGGAAAGTGCAGACCTGTATGCTTACCGACTGTTGGCGTACAAGACATATAAGCAATGGTACATGGAGAATCATCATGAATAGATTTATTATTGACCATCACCCTGCGGCAATATCTAAGTCACTATGTGACCAGCACGTAGTGAAGATGCCACTGGAAGAGGCACAGATGCTGTCAACAGCAGTGCGACACCATGTCGGTGATGATTACGCAGATGCCAACGGCTTGTACAAGAAAGTACATTTCAACCATCCCTGTACAATATGGGCTAGGGAGTGTCGTGAGAATTATGTGTACGCAGTTGTACTGCTAGAGGCTATGTCAGATGAGTATACCCACCGCTATGGTAAGGTACACAAATCATCTACCTTGTTGCCAGCACTGAAAGCTGCTACAGAATATATACCAGCAAATGGTTCAGGCTTAACACCGCACCCACAGTGCTTCAGTGGACATGACCAACTAAAGACAGAAGAACTCTGGCCTATCACTGCGTATCGCAGGTTTTACAGGGTTGACAAGTTAAAGTTTGCACGATATAACAAAGGACGTAATATGCCACATTGGTTGAAAGGAGAAGAAGCATGAGTAAAAAGAAACTAGAGAACATGAACACAGATGAACGCATTGCATATTGGGCAAAGAAACAACAGGCAGAGCGTGATGCAAGGCAGGTGCGGTTAGACAACCTATCACCAGAGCAGTTGATTGCTGTACACAAGATGTATAAACTATCTAAAGAAATTGTGGATGAAGCATTGTATGGTGCTGGGGTACGTTACATATACTGTGACACCTTCAATGAATTGGAAGATATTATTCAGGTAATACACAATCAGTTTAACATGGAAGATAGCTAGTGTATGAGCCTATATGAATTTATTGTAACATACTTGATTATAGTAACTGCATTTGCTATATTCGCCAGATAACACAACATCAGTTAACTTTTATGAAAGGAAATGAACTATGCCATTAGATTTCACATACACAGCAGATGAACTGCTACCTGAGAACCTTAACTTTGACGTTCAGTTTGAGCCAACTAAGGTGAAAGACAAGAAGTACGTCATCAATGGTGACACTGGAGAATATATCGGTGTTGTTGGCGATGGCTTTACCTGCGCTAGTCATGGTGACTTCTTTGCAGGTGTACACAACACCATGACAGAGACACTTGGCGAGGATGAGTGCAACAGCATGAACATCAACTGGAAAGTAGCACGTAGCAATGCTTGGGCATTGATGGACATGACACTACCTAATGTGACAGCAAAAATTGTGACGAATAATCATGAAACTACCATTGCACAACGTGTGATTGCATTACATGGCATTGATGGTAGCTGTTCCAACATGGTTTTCTTTGGTGCAATTGATTTCTTCTGCACAAACGGCATGATTCGTGGTGAGCATGACAAAATACGCAGAAAGAATACATCTAACTTTAGCATGGATAGATTTATTCGTGACCTGCAACACTCTAAACAGTCATTCTATGCACAGTCAGAACGCCTACAGCATTGGGCAAACATTGGACTGTCATATGTAAATGTCAAAGAGTTGCTAGAGCAGATTATGAAGTCAGAGAAAGCTGCTGAGAAGATGTACACGTTGTATAACCAAGAGGTCAACACTCGTGGACGCAATGTGTTCGCTCTGTACAGTGCCTTCACTAACTACGCCACATACGCTGATGAACGTAACGGCTTCCAGCTTCGTAACACTGGCAATGACACACAAGCAGTGTCCATGTTCCAGCGTGAACACAAAGTGTCGCAGTGGATTGAAACACCTGCTTTCAAGCAACTGGTAGCGGCATAATGAAGCTATCTAAACTTATAGAAGATTACTATTCTTCGTATGAATACAAACAGTTACGTGAAGAAACTAAAATACAGTATAAATACTTTCTGAACGTAATGAAGAACACGCAGGTAGAGGGTAAAGCCCTCTGCCAGTACAATGTGGATAAAATTACTACTAAGATGGCAAAGATGTCATACAACGAATGGTGCGAGAAAGGCATATCAATGGCTAACCATGTTATGTCTGTTACCCGTGTGATATTTAATCATGGTCTTCGTGAAGAACTGTGTTTATTAAATCCCTTCGCTAACGTGCGTAGAAGGACTGCTGAGAGGCGTAAGGTCGTTTGGGGTAGGGAAGATGTCCAGAAGCTACTGAGCGTAGCGTATGGCGATTTTAGCACCCGTAACATCGGTCTTATTGCACAGATGGCATATGAATGGTGTCAGCGTTTGGGTGATATGCGTACACTCACTTGGGATAACATTGATTTTGATGCACAGACAGTACACATTGAGCAGTCTAAGCGTAGGGCAGAAGTATTTTTGCCTATATCAGATGAGTTATTTTCAATGCTTGTACAACAAAGAGAAGACTTTGGCTTTCAACCATACGTTGCACCTAGACCTTATGCAATTAAGGGTGAGTACAGACCATACACACTACACAAACTACCTTTGTTTGGTCGTGAGTTGATGGAACGTGCTGGACTACCTAAAGAGTTGCGTTTATCTGACTTACGTAGAACAGGTACAACAGAAATGGTTGAGGCGGGTGTCGGAATTGGACAAATTATGTCGGTAACAGGACATGCTAACCCACAGTCAGTTAAGCCGTACATAAAAAATACTTTAAAAAGTGCAGATTATGCATTGACGCAGAGAAAAATGCATGATAAAAGCATGACAAGTGCCGCAAAGGAAAGTGTATAACATGTATAATATATATAACACTATAAGTGATATAGACATAAGTAATGGAGAAACAAAGAGAATGAATTGCCCTAACTGTGGTGGCTTTAAAACATTCTCTCTGACCAATAACATGGGTCACTTACTGTGGAACTGTTACAAAGCATCTTGTAATATATCTGGTTCTAAACGTACTCACTTATCTGTGGATGATATACGTTCTTCTTTCAGTACAGATAAAACTACACATGTATCTACTTTTGAATTACCTAGTTCTGTAGTTTCACATGGTAATCGTAAAGAGGTTATGCAATTTTGTGATGATTGGGGATTACATGCCACAAAACTAAACTTGTTGTACGATGTGAAAGAAAACAGAGTAGTGTTTCCTGTAGTACAAGATGGCATAATGGTTGATGCTACTGGTCGTGCATTAACAAATAGATTACCTAAATGGAAAAGATATGGAAAAAGTAGCTTGCCTTACACGTACGGAACTGGTAAGGTGGCTGTAGTTGTTGAGGACTGTGTGAGTGCCGCAGTTGTAGGTAGTGATGTATTAGTTGGGGTAGCTGTGTTGGGTACGTCACTATCGGAAGGACACAAGAGGTATCTCTCACAGTTCTCAACAGCAATAATTGCGCTAGACCCTGACGCACTACCAAAGACACTAGCATTTGCAAAAGAATTACGAGGTCATGTAAATACTGTAAAAGTACTACGCTTGACAGATGACCTTAAATACCGTAACCCTACGGACATGACCAACTTACACAACACAGGAGAAAAGTAATGGAATTATCTTTAGTAAGAAGTTTGATGGATAAATCATTTTATGATGACCATCGTGGCGCACGTTGTCCAGACAGACTGTTCAGCAAAGATGTGCGTAAGATTAAACAGGCTATTGACAATGCAATGGACAGGTATGAACGCACTGTATCGCCTGATGAGATTGAGGCATTGTTCATGTCTAACAATCCAACAATGACTACTGCACAGAAACAGGCTTACTCTTCTTTATTCTCACAGATTAAGAAAGAACAGCCAATGGGCAGTGACGTAGCACAAGAGGTGTTATCTAAGCTGTTCCAGCAGGTCGTTGGTGAGGACATTGCTAATCTGGGTTTTGATTATGTTAATGGTACGCAAGCTAGTCTTGAGCCATTACGTATGTTGCTTGAGCAGTATGGAGATGACTTCACACCAAACCTAAACGTAGAGTGGGATGACATTGAGATTGACACACTACTATCACGCAATGACCTTGAGGCACGTTGGACATTCAACATACCTAG